GAGCCATTACAGCCGGGTGAGTGGCGGGACATAGATGCACCGGGTGGAGATATAAAAAGCTCGATAATCCCACTTCCATACAAAGAACCCTCTGGAACTCTGGCACAATTGCTGGCAGCGCTTGTAGAGGGCGGTAGACGCTTTGTTTCTCTAGCGGACCAGCAGACTGCCGACGCAAACGGTCAGGCCCCTGTAGGGACGACTGTGGCGCTCCTAGAGCGTGGTATGAAAGTGATGTCCGCTATTCATAAGCGGTTGCACTATTCTCAGAAGCAAGAGTTCCGTGTTTTAGCTAGAATATTCAAAGACAATCTACCTCAAGAATATCCTTATGATGTAGAGGGTGGAAACAGAATGATTATGTCGCAGGACTTTGACGACAGAATTGATGTCGTTCCTGTGAGTGATCCTAACATATTCTCGATGGCGCAGAGGGTCACATTGGCTCAAACCCAGTTACAGTTGGCGCAGTCAAACCCCCAGATGCACAACTTACACGCGGCGTATCGTCGAATGTATCAGGCTTTAGAAGTCCAGAATGTCGATGAAATTCTACCCCCGCCGCCAGAGCCACAACCTCTAGATCCCGCCATCGAGAATGCTCGGGCGTTGATGGGTGAGATACTCAACACGTTTCCAGATCAAGATCACGACGTGCATATGCGTATACATTTAGCGTTTACAAAGACGCCTTTGGTTATGACATCTCCACAAGTTATGGGTACGTTTTACGCACATATAATGGAGCATGCTTCGCAGAAAGCACGTCAGATGGTCATGAATGAGATACAAGACATCATTGGTCAGGCTGAATTGGCAGCACAAAGTGGAGCGATAAACCCACAAGCAGCGCAGCAGCAGATCATGGAAGTGCAACAAAACATGCAGGATCCGGCTCAGATGGAGCAATTGATTTCTTTGCAGATGGAAAAAATACTAGCAGAGATACTTCCACAGCTAATGACACCGGGCGACGACCCAATGAACGATCCGCTTGTTCAGATCCGCATGCAAGAGCTAGCTGTCAAGCAACAAGACTTGCAGCGTAAAACCGAAGAGGATCAGGGTCAAATGATGTTAGAGTTGCAGAAAATGCAACAACGTGCGGCTACTGATTCTGCCCGTATGGAAAGTCAGGAGGAGATTGCGGAAAACCGTAACAAGGTTAATCGTGAGCGCATTGATGTACAACGTGAAGCTATAGCTCGTAGAGGATATAGATAGATGTCTGATAAACTGCCAAAGGTAAGTATTGCTGTAGTTGGGGTTGTGATAGCCCAGATCGGTGGTTTTATATGGTGGACGGCACAACAGGCTAGTACGATACAGAATCTTGAAGAGACTGTGAACGTTCTGACTGTTGAAAACAACGCTACTGACAGGACAAACTTAATCCGCGATGTTGAAGAAAACAAAGAACGCATTGACGAAATTATCGATTACATTGTCGAAGTCGAAGAAGATGGCGGCGAAACGATTGACGAAATCTATGAGGAGTTTGAGGACGTTTACGAAACGCAAGAAGGGTTTATTTTACAATTCAATCAAATCGTTAAACTGCAAGCTAGGGTCAAGACTTTAGAAAACACATTAGAATTTTTGGCAAGACGCCCAACAATGTCTGATGGCAGGTAGCGATGGACCCCATTACACTTCTCGCTGGGCTAAAAACAGGCATAGCCGCCGGAAAATCCGTCGCAAGTTTGTCCAAGCAGATCGGACAGTTTTTCGATGCAACCGATAGTGCCAAGAAAAAACTACAACAAAAAGGTGTTAGCGGAAAAAACGTAAACGCCATAGCGATGGAGAGATTTGCAAAACTGAGACAGGCCGCTGAAGCTGAAGAAGAATTGAAAAAATATATATCAGAAACTTTGGGGCCATCACATTGGCAAACTCTTTTGAAGATACGAAGAGAAGTATTGCAGGAAAAAAGAGAGGCAGAGGCTCAAGCCAGAAGGGATGCCATAGCACAACAAGAACTATTGATTACGATTGTGGGCATACTTGTGTTGTTAATTTTTACGTTTGTTGGGGCCGCTGGTTACCTTCATTATATGGAATGGATTGATGTGAGGGATTACTTTCCATGATTTATGTATTAGTTTTTCTTCATTTTATTAGTACAGACCGATTACAATATTATCAAATCGGTACATATTCGGACAAAGAGCAATGCCTAGAAGAAGCAGAAAAGGCAAAGATCATGGTGACACACAACTCGATGAAAGTGACTTGCCTAGAGGTGAACGCCCAACAATAATAGAACGTGGTAAAAAGTTTGCCGCTTACGATAAGAATGGACGACTGATCATTTTAGGGTATAATAGGCAAATAATACAGGAGTATGCAGATGCCCAAACAAAAATACGACTTAAACGATAACGGCAAGATTGACCCTGAAGAGCGCGAAATAATGCTTGAAGATCGCCGACGGGTCATGCTCGACCAAGACTCTAAACGCGATGCTCAGCGTAAAATGGCGTGGTTTAGTTTGACTGGGATGTTGTTGTTTCCGTTTGGTGTTATTTTTACTGAGTGGATGGAGTTACCACAAGCTTCAGTGATGTTGGCAAGTATGAGCAATATATATTACGTCAGTATTGCTGCTATAGTTGCAGCTTACTATGGGTTCACAAATATGGGTGGTAAAGAATAATGACAAAGTTAACTAAGTCAAAGAAAAAAAGCGTTAAGAAAGTTATTAAAGGTTTAAAGAAAGCGTCTAAGCTACATGCTAGTCAGGCAAAGAAACTAAAGAAGGCTATCAAATAATGTTGGGACAATTACTGGGACCAGTAGCTGGTTTGGCTAGTAGCTGGCTAGATGCGAAGACTACCAAACAAGCTGCGGAAGCGAAGTTGAAGCTTACGGAGGCTGAAGCGAAAGCAAAGATATTACTGTCGGAAAAGACGAGCGTTGCTGATTGGGAGCGCATCATGGCAGAGAATAGCAAGACATCTTGGAAAGACGAATTTTTCGTTATTGTGTTGTCAATCCCATTAATTTTGGCGTTTATACCGGGGGCCGAGGGCATCGTGGACAGAGGTTTTGAACAGCTTCACAAGGCCCCGGACTGGTATTTTTACAGCTTGGGTATTGCAATAAGTGCGTCGTTTGGCGTGAAAGGGTACAAGCAATTTACTAGGAGAAAGTAATGGCGTTTGAAGCATTAAAACTATTACAAGAAAAGTGTGGAGTAGATCCAGACGGTGCGTTTGGTCCTAACACAGCCAAGGCAATAGTATCACATTACGAGTTGTCTCCAGAAAGAGGCGCACACTTGTTAGGTCAAACCGTGCATGAAAGCGGTTCTTTCAAGTATACATCAGAAAACCTGAACTATTCTGTAGATGCTTGTCTCAAGGTGTTTGGTAAATATTTTAAAACAAAAGAAGAAGCAGAGCCGTATGCAAGAAATCCTCAAGCTCTTGCTGATAAGGTGTACGGACACCGTGGCGGTAATCAAGGATCAGGCTACGCATGGCGAGGCCGAGGATTTTTACAATTAACGCACAGAGATAATTATAGATCTTTTGCAAGCGATATGAGGCTACCAGACGTCATGGATGATCCAGATTTGGTAGCAAATGATTATGCTATGGACTCAGCTTTGTGGTTTTTTAAACGCAATAACATATGGAAAATATGTGATGAAGGTGTGAATGATGACACAATCAAACGTGTCACTAGGGTGGTGAACGGAGGCTATAACGGGCTAGACCATCGTGTGAAAGAAACAAACAAAATTTATGGTTGGCTGAAATAGGTGTAAAAATGGATGTTGTCGATATGGCAAAATATCTATATAAGAAAATAGAAGAGCGTGAGAAAGATATATCACATGCTCTTTCTTCTGGTTCTGTTCAGAACTGGGAGCAGTACAAAATGTCTGTAGGAGAGATACGGGGTCTCTCTCTTGCCAAAGATGAAATTAAGGCCCTGCTGGAGAACAACGTAGACGATGTCGAAGACCTTATATCTTCCTGAACATGTCGCGCAGAAAATGAACAAAGAACGAAAAGAAGAGAAATCTTCTGATCAATCTTTAGAAAGCGCATATGTAGACGCTAACGAACGGGTGTTAGACCCGTCCCTCTTAGACAAACCGTTACTAGATCGTCTCCCGCAACCAACTGGTTGGCGGGTTTTGGTTATGCCGTATCAGGGCAAAGCTAAAACATCTAGTGGCTTATATATTCCTGATGAAGTTCGAGAACGTGAAAACGTAGCTACAACAGTGGCGTACGTTATGAAGCTTGGACCTTTGGCTTATAAGGACCCGGATAAATTTGGACCCGGATCAAGGCCATGGTGTAAAGAAGGGCAATGGGTATGCATTGGTAGATACTCTGGCTCACGTTTTAAGATAGATGGTGGAGAGGTTCGCATCATTAATGATGACGAGGTTATTGCCACTATCCTTGAACCAGACGATGTAAAACAAGTTTAGGAGGCAGATATGTCAGAGGAAAAACAAGAGGTCGTAGAAGATCAAGAGGTCGTAGTAGAAGCACCAGAAGAGGAGCCTGTGAAAGAGGCTGCGCCTGAAAAAGAGGAGCCTGTGAAAGAGGCATCTGAGGAGAAACAAGAGGTTTCTGAACAGGATGAACTGGATTCTTACAGTAAAGGTGTTCAAACTCGTATTAAAAAACTGACGGAAAAATACCGTCAGGAAGAGCGTGATAAATCAGAGGCTGTTCGTTTATCTCAACAATTAATAGAAGAAAACGAAAAACTGAAGTCTCGAGTCAAAGCGTTGGATACAGGTTATCTTTCTGAGTACGGTACTCGGCTGCAATCGCAGACAGACGCTGCAAAACGCATGATGAAAGAAGCCTATGAGGCAGGAGATTCTGATCGTGTGGTTGAAGCGCAGCAATTAATGTCCAACATTGCAGCCGAACAACAACGCTATAACACTGCTAAAGCTCAAGCTGAACAACAAGCAAAAGTGCAAGTTCAACAGCAAGAACAACCACAGCAACAGCAGCAGCCTGTCCAACAACAACGACCACAACCAGATGCCAGAGCTGTTGCTTGGAAGGATCAAAACGAGTGGTTTGGGGCTGATAAAATAATGACAGCCGCTGCTTTTGCTCTCCATAGTCAACTCACGGATGAAGAAGGGTTTGACCCGAACAGCGATGAGTACTATAGTGAGGTAGACAAACGTCTTCGTCAGGAGTTCCCACATAAGTTCTCTGAGACGAAAAAATCGGGTGGAGGAAGTCAGGTCGCTTCTGCTGGTAACTCCGCATCCCGCAGTACTAAACAGGGGCGCAGGTCGGTCAAGCTATCGCATTCACAGGTCGCAATTGCGAAAAAGTTGGGCGTACCTCTTGAAGAATACGCTAAATATGTGAAGGATTAAGACTATGGCTGACAGAACACCGCGTAAAAGCGAAACACGAGAAACAGAAACTCGCAGAAAACCATGGGCACCGCCCAGTAACCTTGCTGCACCAGAAGCCCCAGATGGGTTTGTGCACAGATGGATAAGAGTCGCTATGCGTGGAGAGGATGACAAAATGAATGTTCACTCCAAACTACGTGAAGGATGGGAACCCGTTCGTAAAGACGAATATCCAGACTATGAAGCTCCGACTATTGACGAAGGTCGATACGAAGGAGTGATTGGACAAGGTGGACTGATGCTGTGCCGTATACCTGTTGAAACAGTAGAAGAAAGAACTGCTTATTACGGGGGCAGAACCCGCGAACAAATGACTGCTGTAGATCAGGACCTTATGAAGGAGCAACATCCTTCAATGCCGATTCAGAATAATCGGCAAAGTCGTGTAACTTTTGGAGGTCGTGAACGCGACTCCAATTAATTTAAAGGATTGCTGATATGGCAAATACTAACGGTGCTTTCGGACTTCGTCCGATTGGCGTAGTCGGTCAAGGCTACAACTCCAATGGTTTGACAGAATATCGAATAGCAGCCGGAAACACAAACACGATCTTTCAAGGTTCTCCCGTTATTCCGTTATCAACTGGTTTTATTGACAAGGTTGGTGCGGCTAATGGTGGAACTGTAGGTCTCGTGGGTGTGTTCTGGGGTGTTGAATTCGTTTCTTCTACCACTGGTGAGAAAGTTTTCTCAAATCAATGGACTGGTTCTGGCGCGGATACTAATCATCCTGTCAAGGCTTTCGTCTATGACAACCCAATGCAAACATTTGTGATTTGTTCAGATGCTTCGTTAACTAGCGCATCATCTGCACAAGGAAATGTGTTTACAAATGCTAACTTTGCAGATGCCGCTGCTGGTTCTTCTACCACAGGCATATCCACTGCAAAATTGGGTGTTAGCACACTCGGCGTCACCGCAAACTTGAATCTGAGAATCATGGGTTTCCAAGATGACCCTGAAAACTCAGATTTCACTGCGGCTGGTATTCCTGTAATTGTTCGTTTAAACAACTCCTTCAATTCACCGAATGGTGCTATTGCAGGTGGTACTGTTTCAACGACTGGCGTATAAGGGGACTGAAATATGGCTATTTCTCGCGCACAATTAGCGAAAGAGTTGGAACCCGGTCTCAACGCTTTGTTTGGTATGGAGTACGACAGGTACGAAGGCCAGCATGCAGAGATCTTCACAACAGAATCTTCTGATCGAGCATTCGAAGAAGAAGTGATGTTGAGTGGTTTCGGTTCAGCACCAACCAAGTCGGAAGGTGCCGCTGTAAACTTTGACGACGCTAACGAAGCATACACTGCTCGTTACAACCACGAGACAATTGCGCTTGCATTCTCAATCACTGAGGAAGCAATCGAAGACAATCTATATGATCGTCTTGGTTCGCGTTATACTCGTGCGTTGGCTCGTTCAATGGCACACACTAAGCAGGTTAAAGCTGCTGCAATTCTAAACAACGCTTTCACAGCAGGTGCTTCTGCTGGTGGTGACGGTGTTGCTCTTTGTGCAACTAATCACCCACTTACTTCAGGGGGTACGTTTGCTAACGAACCCGCTGTTGCTGCGGACTTGAATGAGACATCTCTCGAAGATGGCTTGATTAAGATTGCAGGTTTTGTTGATGAGCGTGGTCTCAGAGTTGCGCTACGAGGTATGAAACTACTTGTACCACGTCAGTTGCAGTTTGTTGCAGAACGTTTGATGGTATCTAACCTACGTGTTGGTACAGCAGACAACGATGTCAATGCCCTAAGATCCATGGGAATGTTACCAAACGGCTATGCCGTCAATGACTTCCTAACTGATCCAGATGCATTCTTCCTTCTTACAGATGCACCTCGTGGGTTCGTTCACTTTGAGCGTACGCCGATGTCCACTGGTATGGAAGCTGACTTCGATACAGGCAACATGAGATTCAAAGCTCGTGAGCGTTACAGCTTTGGGTTCTCAGACCCACGTTGTGTTTTCGGTTCACCTGGAGCATAACTTGTGATACAATGAGGTAGTCTTTTTGCAAAGATAACCTCCCTGATGACTGGGGCAACTTAGGTTGCCCCTTTCTTTTTATATTTCCTGTGGTATAGTATTGTTATCCCTGACAGTGACATGGGGTCACTGACTTAACCCAGACAGGAGATCGACATGGGTACAACAACTTTTTCAGGCCCGATTAAAGCGGGACCAATTAAACATACTACAGGTACAACACTAGGTACTGACATGGCTAATGTTGGTCAGGTTGTGATGTCTCAGACATTTGCAGCAGACTTATCTGGTGGTGCATTAGCTGCTCAAAACACTGATGTAATTATACCAGCAAATTCTCAAATTATTGATTGTGTTCTTGACGTTATAACAGCGGCAAGCGGAGCTACAAACATAAGTGTCGGAGACACTGTTGGTGGTGCAACATCTTTGGTTAACACATTTGCTATCGGAACTACGGCGGGACGCAAATATCCAACTACTCAATCTGGTGGTGCATTAGCTTGGGAAGATACGGGAACGGCGGACATTCGTTTAACAGTTACAAATTCTGCTGCAACATCTGCGGGTGAGATTAGAATTACTATTTTGTACGCTCAAAACAATAACCTCGGTTAGTAGGAGTTAACACATGGCTGCTTCTATATTTGCAAAGACAGCTACTGGCACTGGTACACTACAAGGCGGTAGGACTCGTCTAAAGGCTTTCTATGTGAAGACAGCCTCAAGTGGTTCTCCTCAAGTGGTGTTCAAAAACGGTAGCGGTGGAGCAACGCTGTTAGACATGGTGTTTAACACCTCGGATGACACACAAATAAGTATACCCGATCATGGCATAATTTTTGATGATGAGTGCCATGTAACCCT